AATTGTCCGCTCTATCAAAAAGGAATTTGATGGATGAAAGAAAAAAGCAATGTGTTTGATCCAACTATTTATGATTCATGCATGACTGAATCATGCACGAATAAAACACAACATAAATCCGGATTTTGTGAGAAATGCAGAACAAAAGAATGCGTGAGTTGCAAACGAATGCTGACTCTCTCTAATCCATATTATGAAAAAAAGCCTCAATGCGGAGAGTGTAAGTCTAAGGGTAGGCGTCTACAGTAGTCAGGTTTTACATGGAAACTCCTAAGAAAAGACAAAAATATGGAGGAAGGAAGAAGGGGACTCCGAATAAGAAAACTCTTCTTTTGCAAGATCAACTCGAAGAAAAAGGCCTCGATCCAGTTGCAGGCCTAAAGGCTTGTTTAGAAGAATTGGAAGCTATCGTTGCTTATGAAGCGGAAGACCAAATTAATCTCGTGAATTCAAAAGCAAGAATCTACATCGAGATTCTCCAGTACATTTATCCAAAACGAAAAGCTGTTGAATATGCAGTTCAAGAAGAATCTCCACCTCAAGTAATTGAGGTACAATGGGCAGATGAGGTCAAGGATGATTCAACAAATCAACAATCAGATTAGGAAACCGGAACTAAAGACCGACAATATACTTCATGTGGTCGGAGCGATCTCCAATCATGTGAGATATCACTCGAGATACAGATTGTATCGAGAATGGCTAAAGGCTTTGGAAGCAACCCCAAACGTCATTGTCTATACAGTGGAAGCTGCTTTTAATGATAGACATCACGAGGTCACCGACGCGGAAAATCCCCGGAACCTCCAAGTTAGGACTCACTCTCCCATTTGGATTAAAGAGAATTTAATTAATCTGGGAGTCAAACATCTTCTTCCTAAAGATTGGAAATACCTCTGTTGGTCCGATTGTGATGTCTTTTGGAGAGACCCGAACTGGGCGCAAGAAGCATTGCATCAACTTCAACATTATTCCGTGATTCAGCCTTGGCAAGATTGTTTAGACCTAGGCCCACAAGGAACGGTTTTAGAGAAGCACACAAGCTTTGGTTCTCTGATTGCGAGAGGGATTAGAAGACAAAAAAGACCGAATGAGGCTTATGTTTTTGGGCATCCCGGATTTGCATGGGCCTGCACTCGCGGCGCTTATGAAGCTTTTCGCGGATTAGAAGATGGATCAATTTTAGGTTCTGGAGATCATCATATGGCCGCTGGCCTGGTGAATGAGGTTCAAACTTCTATTCACGATAAGACGAGCGAAGGTTTTAAGAAAAGACTATGCGAATGGCAGAAGAGAGCTTATCGGTATACGAACGGCATTATAGGTTATGTTCCTACACTCATTGAGCATCGATTCCACGGAGCTAAAAAGCGACGATATTATAGGGAACGTTGGCAAATCTTGGTGGATCATGGTTTTGATCCTTTAGAAGATCTCACTTATGATGAGCAAGGAGTCATTCAACTCATTGGAAAACCTAAACTCCTTCATGAGATCCATCGATACAATCTATCCAGACAAGAAGACAGTATTGATGAAGTATGATTCTGCATATGCGTCGGAGGACGCCTCCTCAGAAACGCATCAGTCAAAGTAAAGCCCGATTTAATATTGCTTGTTGGGGCCGTCAGTCTGGAAAGACGACTTACGGAATCGACAAGATGATTTACAAACCCTTACAGGGAAGACCTCATGGACTTTATTGGTACATACTGCAAACTTATTCAGCAGCGACGATCGCCTTTCGAAGACATTTCAATATGCTTCGAGAAACCCGATTACTTGCGGGGATGAATAAAACTGAGCGATCCATTCAACTCATGAATGGGTCCACGATCTTTTTTAAGTCTGGAAAGAATTTTGAGGACCTTCGAGCAGAGACTTTAGATGGTGCGATCATTGATGAGATGAGACAACAGCCTAAGGATCTCTGGCCTATGATCATTCGGCCCATGCTTTCTAAACGCAAAGGATGGTGTGATTTCCTCTCTACATCGAACGGCTTTGACCATTTCAAGGATCTCTATGATTTCGCGCTATCTCATCCAGATGAGTGGTCGGTATTTCACGCACCAAGTACAGAAGCTCCGTGGTGGACTCAAGAAGAAATCGAGAGTGCTCGGGCAACCATGTCAGAGGATGTATTTGCTCAAGAAATTCTTGCAGAGTTTCGTGAGATCGGTGCAGGCAAGGCTTACAAGAATCACGGCATTCATAACCAGCGAGTAGAAAATCCATTTGCAGTCCGAGGGATGGAGTGGAATCCATATTTACCTCTCATCGTAGGGTTAGACTTCAACGTGGGAATTATGTGCTGGGAGATTGGCCAAAGGCAAGGAAACCCTATTCATTATGGAGATGAGATTGCTCTAGAAAATACTGACACGGAGCAATGCGCTACCGTACTCGCACAGAAGGTCCTTCGGTTTTATTCTCAGATTCAAGGATTAAGGCCTAATGTGATCCTCATTGGAGATGCGAGTGGAAATGCAAGAAGAACTTCTGCTGTAGGACAAACAGATTATGCTATCATTAAGAAGGTCCTCAAAGATCACTCCATCCTCTTTGAGGACCTGACTCCAAAAGAAAATCCAGGAGTCAAAGACCGAATCAATACGATGAACTCGCTCATGCGAGCAGCTGATGGAACAGTTAATTTTACCTATAATCCAATCAAATGTAAGTACTTGAAAAGAGACTTTGAACGTGTCAAATGGAAGCAAGGTGCGGACGGGGCATTTTTGGACAAATCAGACCCTCTTGCGACTCATGCGAGCGATGCTGCTGGATATCCTGCATGCTATTATTCAGACACGTTCCGTGAGCGACCGGGGAAGATGAGAGTGTTATTGAGGTGAAATATAAAAAATGAGTGATAAAACTTTTGTATCTAAATTAGATGACTGGGCAAGGAATGAAGGATTGAGCAAGTTAAAATAATATCCGCTTCTCCGAGAGAATGTGTCTACATAAAAAGGACATACGATTTTGAACAATTCATAGAAGTTTGGAAAAGGAATGTGCCCATTAAATAAAAAATGAACACTGAGGGTGTTGTTGAAATGAAATCTAATTCAATAGAGGCTAATATTTTTGTTCAACATCTAGTTTTCATTATTTTCTTTTTTTTACCGGTGGGTATTTGGTGTCTCTTTAAGGATTTTAGAAAATGAGTACAGTATCTCTCATGTTGCTGACTTGGAACCGAGCCAGCGTTTTAGAAAAGGCAATGAAGCATAGCCTCAACAATGCTGGGCATAAATGGGATGAACTCATTTGGGTAGATAATGGGAGTGAACAATTTGTAGAGATGGTCCACATAATGGCTCCTTATGAACCTACAGCAAGTTGTTTCTTCAAAAAAAATACTGGAATGCAACGAGGATACAATACAGGGATGTCTCTCTGCCGATCGAAGTGGATGATCCTGTTAGGGTGCGATTGCCTTTATCCCGATAATTGGCTCAAGACGTTCATGACTTATGTCGAGACTATTCCTAATACAGGAATGGCATCAATGTATTCAGTTCCTATTGAAGGAGTTCAAGAGCGCTATCGTAAATCTAGAGAGATCGAAATCGTCAATGGATTGCCGATCTTAAGAGCAATGCCTATGGAAACTCCATGCTTTAGACGAGATCTATTTGCAAAGGTGGGATACTGGCGCGAAGACTTTGGGATGTATGGTTGGGGAGATGTCGAATGGACTCTAAGATGCGAGAGAGTTTTGACTGAGTTAGGGCTTCAGTACTACGTCATTCCGAATCAGATCTATCAGCACTTAGGGTCTGAAGGTGCAACTGAATTTAAACCTGACAATGGCGACACGCGTGAGTACTGGGAATGGAAAAAACAGGAATCCAATCGGCCTGAGAATCACGATATCATGGAGAAATGTAGACAAGAGAATTATCCTTTCTATTCACCTTTTTGAGGGAATATATGAGCAAGTACTTCACTTGTTATCTATGTAAAAAGACGTACAAAAAAGATTGTTCGGATGAGGAGGCGATGGAAGATTTTAGGAATAACTTCCCAGATTGTCCAGAAGAACTATCTAAACCAGTGTGTGGTTGGTGTTTTGAGGATAATGAACGTTCTCGTGAACAAAGAAAGAATCCCCACTAATGAACCGATTTGATCTTTCAAAGAAGTACGGACCTAAAGGATTTGGACTTGAGATTGCTGGCCTCCATAACCCATGGCCAGTTTTAGATCCATTCACAAAAGTCTTACAAGTCGACCTATTTGACCATGCTACTTTGAGAAAGCAATATCCCGAGATGTGTCATAAGCCGTTCGTAGATGTCCATGTCTTAGATGACGGGAACTATCTGAAAACGATTGCTGATGAATCGATGGATTTCCTTTTCTCTTCTCATGTGCTTGAGCATCTTCAAAATCCGATTGAGGGAATCAAGAATTGGCTCAGGGTTTTAAAAAAAGGAAGATATGCCTATCTTGCTGTTCCTCTTCGAGATCAAACATTTGATCGAAACAGAGTGAACACTTCTCTCGATCATGTAATCGAAGAATACAAAAATCCTTATCAACTCCATTTAGGCGAGCATTACCGCGAGTATTTTAGGGATGTAGATAGATTACGTGGAGTTGAACTAGACGACCGTGTCTATCAGTCACTGATGGATAAACCCCACATTCATTTTCATTGTTGGGATTTTATTGCGCTTGAAGAATTTTTCTTTGAAAGTCAAATTATTCTTAATGGATTTAATATCTTAGAATTCATGCCGGCTGGCCACGAAGCCTTGATTGTTCTCCAGAAATTTGCATAAAACCTGACTTTTCCTTACTCTGGGATGCGTGACCACGATCATCTCGAAAGATATCCAGTCGCTGATCCAAGCGGATAAAATCAATGATAGTTATACCGTCAAAAGAAAGCTTCTTTGGGGTCCGGACGGCACTGGGAATGATATCCAAGAATCCACTCCACTTCCTGTGGGTTTGATGGGTCCGTTTGTTCCCCCGGTGCACGCCGATTCATTGATGGCCAGCTATCCCGATACGGTGACAGAAGTATACCAATATTATCAGGCTACAACCTTATTGTCGACAATTACTGTCGTTTATTCAGATTCAACCAAGTCTCAACTCGTGAGTGTAACTAAAACGTGAGCTTCAAATATAACCCTTTTACCGGAACTTTGGATTTGGTGGGCTCTTCAGGTGGAGGGGGAACTACTACCTATTCCTATCAAGTCACTGTGGATTTTGGGTTCCCTTCTGGGAATGAGGGAGATCTGGCGAGCACTACGGTAAGCGCATCTTGGGTACAGAGTAATTCTGTAATTGTGTGTAATGCATTTTCCGGAGCAACTCCTGATCACGACCCAAGCGACGTTGTCATTGAAGATATTCAAGCTTATGCAACCAATATTATTCCTGGTGTGAGCTTTGATGTAATTGCGCTCGCTCCGCAAAATAGTTGGGGAAGATATTTAATCAATATATTAGGGATGTAATATGTCAATTATAATTAAAAGCGGAAATACAGGGGATTTAGCAACAGTTAAAAGCGGGAATACGGCTCCTCAAGCGAGTGACCCAGCTTTCGTGGTGACAGTATCTCCGAATAGTAATCCTCCTCCTGTTACTGGAACGGTCACTGCTAATCAAGGAACTCCAAATTCAGCGGCGAATAGTTGGCCAGTTGAGATGACTGATGGAACGAATGTTTTAGGAACTCCTTCGCATCCTGTAAGGACAGATCCTACAGGAACTACAACTCAGCCCATCTCAGCTGCGGCGCTTCCTCTTCCAAGCGGCGCGTCCACCTCCTCGCTTCAGACTACTGGAAATACCTCGCTCTCGAGTATCGATACTAAAACCCCTGCTCTCGTTTCTGGGCGAGTGCCCGTAGATGGGTCAGGGGTAACTCAACCCGTGAGTGCGGCCTCTCTTCCATTACCTACGGGCGCATCTACTTCTTCTAATCAAACGAACGGGAATCAACAAACTCAGATTGTTCAGGGAGGTAATAGTGCTGCTGTTAAAGCTGCTAGCACGGCTGCACAAGCCTCAGATCCTTCTTTTGTGGTTGGATTATCTCCCAACAGTCCAGTACCTACTGGAACCAATACCATTGGAGCAGTGAGTATTGCCGATGCGGTTTCAGGGACTAAGGCTTCTGTTACCCCAACGGGTCTGAATGTATCAGTTCCTGCGACAATGGTTTTTAGTGATCCTCTGAATGGAACCGTCATAGACACCACGAATCGTTGGAATGCTCCTGTACTTGCAGGTTCAGGTACGGTGACTCAAAACGGAACCTCCGGACTCATTTTCACGGTAAGTACCACTGCGAATAATGCGGCTCAAATCAGTTCTCAACCCACGTTTGATACTTCCGCATTAACTGGGCAATATACTTTTGCTATCGGGGTTCAATTAGAAGCAACTCCCATTGCAACAGGGAATCATCGATTTTGGGGGTTCGCTACCCAAGGAACTTCTTATAGTACGACCAATCCCATTAAGGATGGTGTCGGATTTGAAGTAACCACGGGAGGGGTTTTAAGAGCAGTCATTTACGGTTCCGATGTCCTTACTTTCTCGCAAAATTTGACAATTCCAACCGATGGATTACAGCACGCGTATATTGTCCTGATACTCGGGCAAGCTATTATTTGGTATGTAGATAATTTCTCTATTCCCGTTGCTGTGAGCGGTCTTTTAACTC